GCCGGGACAGACAGAATTAACGAAAGATTTCCCAGAATACTGTCCGCCTGAAATGACCGAGAATACTAGTAAAACAAAGTTGGAAGCAGAAATTGAAGTATCAGCAGAAGAGTGCATAAATCGTCCGTACCAGACAAGAAAAGAATATATGGACAAGCTCTCCACAGAAGAACTGAGTTTATACATGGCCAGTGCAATGGAAGAGGCATTAAAAACAAAACTCAGAAAAGCGAGTATTCAGATATTTACAAATGCGAATTTCTGGAACAGTTTCTTCTTGGAAGAAGTAGACGAAAATGGAAAGACCATTATAGAGGCGTAACATGAGTGGGCTGATGTTTCCTAAACCGGAAAAGAAGAAAAAGCAGAAGGTGATTCGGAAGAAACAAAAGCAAAAGAGGCAGCCTGCAGATGAATTGATGTACCCAAAGTACCAAAAGAAGAAAAAGAAGAAGGCTCATAAAAAGAGTATTTTACAGCAGAAGGATGGCAGATGTTATTTATGCATCCTCCTAGAAGGAAATAATGCAATTTATGCGATTACACATAAGCATCATATCTATGGAGGACCACTGAGAGATATATCAGAAGCAGAAGGATTTACTGTTGATCTGTGTGTAAGACACCATGAATTTGCAAAAGAGGCAGTGCATGAAAATCATGAGAATATGAGACTTCTACAGAGACATTGTCAGATGAAGTATGAGGAAACTCATAGCAGGCGGCAGTTTATGGAACTGATCGGAAGAAACTATTTGGAGGTGGAAGATGATTGTAAAATATGAAGATTTAGAAAAAGGAGACTTAGTAAGATTCGAGAATGCCATGACCTATGATGGCAGCAGGCTTACAGGAGAAGGCAGAATCGAAGGATTTGCAACTACATTAGATGGAAGACCTGTTGTATGGGTGGATGTGGGAAATGGATATAAATCATTCATGTATGAAGATATAACGAAGGTCGCACCTATTGGCGATGTATCACAAGGAGCCAGTTAATATAGCAGCATCCTCCGGTACCGGCCGGAGGAGAAAGGGGAACAAAATGCCAAAAAGATTATTTGTAAAAGGGGAAACGTACAGAGTCGAAGAAAGCAATTCAAAGTATGACGACGTCGGAGGCGAGTACGTAAGAACACTCAAAAATCAGAAAGGTGCCAGATTTGCAGAATTCAGGCAGGGCACAAGAACATGGTGGATTCCAGAGATGTACTGGAAATACATAAAGAAAGAGACAAACAAGTAGAAAAGGAGATTAAGAACATGAAAAACGTAATGATTTCAGAATTGGCAGCAGGTAGCAAATTTACAACAGACATTGGGACATTCATTGTCCTGGAGCAGTTAGAAGGTGCAACAAAGGTAATCACAGAAGATCTGTTCAAAAAGAATGTAGTATTTGACGATAATACGCCGGATTATAAATTGGCAGCAGTCCGCAAACTGTTCGATGGAGAGATTTTAGAGAAATTCTCAGAAGTATTCGGAGCAGATAATATCATTGAGAACGAAGCGGATCTGACAACAGTAGATATGCAGAAAGATTATGGAGAAGCAATTTGTAAAGTACGTCCTCTGACGTTTGACGAAGTAAGAAAATACAATAATTTGTTAGTAAACAGAGGTCTTTCAGATTGGTGGTGGACATGTACACCTTGGTCAGTTCCAGGAAGAGGGTGGAGTTACTGCCTCGCCGTTGTTTCTCCGTCCGGCCGTGTCAACTGCGACGATTGTAGCCGCGACCTCGGTGTTCGCCCATTTTGTATCTTAAAATCTAATATCTTTGTATCTGTGGAGGAATAGGCATGAAAGAGTTTATGGAAACATTTGAAAAGAATTTTAATAACTTCATTGATGAAGTGAAGAAAATGGAAGAGAAGCTTGTGGAGAGAATGAAAGGCAAAAAGAAAGCCCCGGAAGTGGGAGATGTAGTAGAGATTTCGGGTATCAGATGGATAATCTTAGATAAGACAGAACTTGGATACCATGCGATTACAGAGGAGTTTATTAGTTTGTCGACGCAGTTCGATTCAGATAAGAACGACTGGAGAATAAGTGAACTCCGTGAATACCTTAATGGAGAATTCATGGATAAGCTTGAAGAAGAAATGCTCCAGGAGTTCGAAAGAGATCTCACATCATTAGATGGACAGACGGAGTATGGAACATGTATGGATAAGGTATCACTCCTCACGGTGGATGAATACCGTAAGTACAGAAAAAATCTGCCAAATACAAATAAATGGTGGTGGCTGATCACACCATGGTCTACGCCATGTAACGACTGGGAAAGAGCCGTCGCCGTTGTTTCTCCGTCCGGCTATTTCAACGACGTCAATTGTTACAACAACCTCGGTGTTCGCCCATTTTGTATTTTTAAATCTTCAATCTTTGAATCTGAGGAATAATTATGGCAGAAAATAAAGACCTGCAGGTGATCGTAAAGGCAATGCAGTTGGCGGAGCATACATTCAGGTTGACCAGCAATCCGAACAGATATCCAAAGAAGTACAGGTTCTCTCTGGTGGATAGAATGAATCTCAAAGCAATGGATATCTATGAATCTCTGATGGAAGCAAACAGGACAGATATCAGAGATTACAAACGGCATCGACTGGAACTGCAGACAAGAGCGGTTACATACTGTGATCAACTGCTGTTCTACATAGAACTGTCCAAGAAATTGGATATCATCAATTCAAAGAGTATGGAATACTGGTCCAAGATGGTATCGGATATCAAATACATGACGATAGCATGGAGGACGAACGATAGAAAAAGATAATAATTTAGGTCATGTGCTGATTAAACCGTTGTTTCTCCGTCCGGCAATATCAACAACAACAATTGTAACAACAACAACGGTGTTCGCCCATTCTGTATCATACAGACAGTCAGAGTAGGCAATAAGCCGAAATCAGAAAGAAGATACAAAAAAGCACATGACCTTCCTGAAAGGGTAAATACAAATGAGATTAGAGGATAAAGAGATTGTCACAGATTACGACAACCTGTACAGAGCATTCAGAAAGGCAAAAGCAGGAAAAGGATTCAACTCCAGTACGGCCAGATTCTCTATCATGGCACTGGATGGGATAACAGCTTTAAAGAAGAGCCTGGAGGAAAAGGATTATCAGATGTCTCCATATAATGAGTTCGAGATATTTGAACCAAAGAGAAGAGTGATAAAGTCTTGTTCATTCAAGGACAAAGTAGTGCAGCACTGTTTCTGTGACAATGTTCTTCATCCGAGGCTGGAAAGAATATTCATCACAGATAACTATGCTGGCCAGATAGGTAAGGGGACACTGTTTGGGATGAACAGGTTAAAAATGCACATGCTGGACTATTACAAGAGATATAGCATAGAGGGATGGATATTGAAGTGTGATGTAAGGAAATTCTTTTACAGTATCGACCATGAAGTGTTAAAGGATATTGTGGACTATTATTTTCCGGACGAATACTCTGTATGGCTGAATCATGTATTTATTGACAGTACAAACGGATTAGGACTTCCATTAGGGAATCAGGTAGCACAGGTGTATGCACTGCTCATGTTACATATCGTAGATATATTTATCACAGGAGAATTAGGAATAGAACATTATGGCAGGTATATGGACGACCTGTTCCTGCTCCATCACGATAAGAAGTACCTAGAAGAATGCAGAAGAAATATAGAGGAACTCTTGAAAACACTGGAACTTGAAGCAAATGAGAAGACTCAGATCATACCGTTTCGGAAAGGTATCAGATTCCTTGGATTCCATCATTATGTGACGAAGGATGGAAAGTATATCCGTAAACTGACCGGAGAGAATAAAAGGAAGATAAAAAGGCGATTGAACAGATGGGGCAGAGCTGTAAAAGACGGGAAAATGTCAGAGAAGAAATTTTATGAGAAATATAGTGCATGGAAAAATCATGCCATGCATGGGAACTGTTATAAATTGTGTCAGAGCATGGACAAATATGTAAAGGAGATATTGACGGGTAACAATGGGAAAGCAGAACAAGAAGAAAAAACAGAAACCAAAGAAGAAAAGCGAGTACATGAGAACGTGTGAAAGATGTGGAAACGAAGTGTTTTCACCAAGTCCTGTATATCAGTGTATTTATTGTAAGCTGTGGAATGGAGTAAAGAAGAAATGGGAATAGAAAAGTTGTGGTATTGGATAAAGAATCTGGTTAAGAACCGCAGGAACTGCAGAAGATTTTGTTTAACATGTGAATTCTATGACATTTGCAAGAGGGAGGAAAATGAGAACAAAAACACCGGCAAGAGAGATCATTAAGGATTACGTAGAAAAAGGAATGTCCATACAGGAGATTGTGGAAATAACAGGATTAAAATATACGACAGTGCAGGCTGCAAGACGAAAGTTACTAGGAAATCCTAGTAAAAGACGGAACATAACAAGAAAAAAAGGATGGAATAAAGATAGACATGCCTGTAAAGTGTGCCAGTTTAGATTATCTAGGATGTGGGATACAAGGCTAATGGGGCATTGTGATTACATTGGAGTTACAGGTAAAAGAAGACCTTGTGCAGTAGAAGATTGTAGCGTGTACCAGAGAGGGAATCCAATGATCAGTAGGACAGGAGAATGAGAAATGGATATAACACAGGAAATAAAAATCGCATGTATTGTATGCTGTCCTATGTGCGATGAGAAAAAATGCGTGGGAAGATATAACTGTAAAGAGATTGAAGAATATATACAGAAAAGCAGAAGAGAAACAATGAAGGAGGATGAAAAATGCAGCCAATCGGAATAGTTAGAAGAATAGATTATATGGGACGGATCACCATACCGAAAGAAGTGAGAAGAACAATAAATCTTCCAGACGGAACAATATTGGGGATGTTTACAGATGGAGAGAACATCATCTTGAAAAAGTACATTCCACAGGAAGTGCTTCTTGAGAGTCTAAAGACATTTGAGAGTCAGCTTGAACAGGAAGAAGCAGACTTAGAGTTCGACAAAGTAAAAGAGATTCGAAAGAATATCAAAAACATTCATTCGTTGCTTAGTGGGAAGATATAGAAATGTGGTTGTGCGACGTCGCACAGTAGTGCACAACTGGCAGCAGTACAAGAAAGGGGGAGATTCTAATGGATAAGAGTATCCTGAATGATTACATAGATGCATGCGAAAATATAAAGGATATTGAGAAACATATCCAGAAATTAATGAAAAGAAAGAAAACAATCATTCAGACAAATGTTTCGGGGAGCAATCCTAATTTTCCATACGAGAAAAAGCATTTTAAAGTACAGGGAATACAATTCAGTTATGTAGATGAAGATAGATTAAAAGCAGAAGAAAAAATATTGGAAGAGCGAAAAGAAAAAGCGGAAAAATTAAAGCTAGAAGTGGAAAAGTGGTTGAATACAATTCCAAATAGAAAGCAAAGAATTATAAGATACAGAATATTCGATGGTATGACATGGGAACAAGTAGCAAGAAAGATTGGCAGAAAAGCGACTGGGGATAGTGTAAGGATGGAATACAACAATTTTATGAAATAATTTCGTTTTTTTCGATAATTTCGTTTTCAAAATGCTATAGTATAAACTGAACAAAGTGACAGCAGAACGATTAACACTTTAGAACTCTTCCTTTAAAAGTTTTATCAAAGAAAACACACCCGTAAAAAGGTGTGTTTTTATTATGCAGTTAGGCAGTTCTGCAGAAAACAAGAAACCCATTAAATTACGTTCGTTCAGTGCAACAAAAATCGCAATTTTCTACTGAATGACATTTCGAAGTTCCTGCAAAGAGTAGAAATGTAAAAAACTTTGTTCGTAGAGATAAGACATCAACGTGATTGCAGTAGTCGTTGGGTGACGAACAGTATGCTGGAAGTGATTAAGGGAATTCCTGGCAGCGCAGGATAGGTAGTTTATAAAGCATACATTTTGGACCTTTAGCTCAGTCGGTAGAGCAACAGGCTGTTAACCTGTAAGTCGCTGGTTCGAGTCCAGGAAGGTCCATCAATATTTATAAGCACATTGGCAGCAGTCAATAATTTACAATAATAGAGGTGAGGTGAATGCCAAAACAAAGAAGTCCCGATTCATATAAAGCAGAGGAACTTTATAAAAAGGGGAAGAAGTTAGTTGAGATTGCAAGTCAACTAAATGTCCCGGAAGGTACTGTAAGAAGATGGAAAAGCACATACGAATGGGATACCGAACGTTCGGATAAAAATAGCGAACGTTCGCATCAAAATAAAAGAAAGAAAAAAGAAGCCGTTGTTGAAGACGTTAAGCAAGTGATGGAAAATCCAGATTTGACTGATAAACAAAGGCTTTTTTGTATTTACTACGTCAAATGTTTTAATGCAACGAAAGCGTATCAAAAGGCATATGGTGTTGATTACAAAACAGCGGCATCTATTGCATACCGGATGTTGGAAAATGATGGAGTGAAAAAGGAGATTCAAATGTTAAAGAAAAACAGATTGAATCGTGAGATGTTGGATGAATCAGACATTTTCCAAAAGTACATGGATATTGCATTTTCAGACATAACAGATTTTGTAGAGTTTGGTGTAGAAGAAGTTCCTGTAATGGCCATGTATGGACCTGTCCAGATAAAAGATGAAAAATCTGGAAAAAAGAAGATATTAACACAAAAGGAGAATGTGATTCGTTTCAAAGACAGCAATATGGTCGACGGGACATTGATATCAGAAGTCAAGCAAGGACGGAATGGTACCAGCATAAAGCTGGCGGACAGGATGAAGGCTCTTGACTGGTTATCTGATCATATGAATCTGGCAACGGAAGAACAGAAAGCTCGTATTGAAGCATTAAAAGCTAAGACAAAAGGCGGTGAGCAGGCAACTGCAGAAGATAAAGTCAAGAAGTTGTTTGAAGCTATAGGAGGTGCTTTAGATGCTGAATCTGAGTAGTATCTATACAGCCAAACAGCTGGAAGTCATGAGAGCTGCAAGATTTGCAGACTGGTTCATGCTAATAAATCATGGAGCAAAGAGAAGCGGAAAGACACAGGTAGATAATGATCTGTTCCTGCAAGAACTGATCCGAGTCAGAAGTACTGCAGATAGTCTGGGAATCGATACACCACAGTACATACTTGCAGGATATACATTGGGAAATATCCAGGATAATATCCTGCCAGAATTGTCGAATAAATACGGATTTGAATTCAAGTTCGATAAATACAATAATTTCACACTATTTGGCGTGAAGGTCATTCAGACGAGTCATGGTTCTATATCGGGGCTTGGTAGAATACGAGGGATGACAGCATTCGGAGCATATATCAATGAAGCGTCATTGGCAAATCAAGAAGTATTCGATGAGATAAAAGCACGATGCAGTGGACCGGGGGCAAGAATCATCGCAGACACAAACCCCGATCATCCGGAACACTGGCTGTTGAAAGATTACATTGATTCGAAGGCAAAGGGAATCGCTAATTTCCATTTTCAATTAGACGATAATACTTTTCTGGATCCAAGATATGTTAAGGAAATCAAAGAAACGACTCCAAAGGGAATGTTCTACGACAGAGGTATAAATGGTTACTGGGTATCAGGAGATGGTGTCGTATATCCGGACTTCGACAGGAACGTGCACGTTATATCTGCAGAACAGGCGAAGAAGATAATCTTTGAAAGATATCTAGCTGGCGTAGACTGGGGCTGGGAACATTATGGAGCAATCGTGGTAATTGGCGTAAAAGGTGGTGCTTATTACGTTATTGAAGAACATGCCACAAAACACAAATACATAGCAGACTGGATAAAGGAAGCGAAGGATATTATCAAGAGGTATGGTAATATCCCTTTTTATTGCGATCCGGCAAGAACGGAGCATATAGCAGCCTTCCAGGAAGCAGGTATCAGAGCATATCTTGCGAATAACAGGGTATTATCAGGAATCGAAGAAGTAGCGACTTTGATGGTCAAGAAGATGTTCTTTATCATCTACGATGCGTGTCCGAGATTCCGAGAAGAAATATATAAATACATTTGGAAAAAGAACAGTGCAGAACCGTTAAAGGAAAACGATGACGTGCTGTGTGCAATCAGATATGGAATATATTCAGATGTTACGGTAAACACAATCGAAACACCTGAAGAAAAGATGAAGCAGGCAAAACGATTAAGGAGGATGCTATAGATATGTCGGAAAAATTAAAGGTAAGTGAATTCGAGAGCGGTGCAGATCTTTTGCATCCGTATCGAGTAAATAGAAATATGCAGCAGGTACATGGACCGGAAGCGAACTTTTCCTACAGAGCAAACAGCAAGGAAGAGATATTAGATGATCTGGAAATGCTAAAAGCCATGATTCAGGATCATTACAAAGTACAGTGTCCGAGATTGCAGGCGTTGGATTCGTACATAAAAGCAAGAAATGAAGGGATTTACAGTGATGATAGCAGAAGGGTGGAAGAAGGAAAGTCAGACCACAGAGCAGCCCACAATTTTGCAAAGGTCATTAATTTGTTTGATGTTGGTTACAACACCGGTGTTCCGATTAAGAAGATCAGTGACAATGAGGAAGTAAATGAGATCATCAAAGAATACGATAAACTGAACGATGCGGAATCCCTTGATAGTGAACTGTGGAGAGACTTTAAAAAGTATGGACGAGCGTATGAGCTGCAGTATCGAAATAAAAAGGATGAAGACAGGTCCGTGATCAGTAATGTGTTCGAGACATTTGTATGTTATGGACTTGATGTTGAAAGGACACCGCTTTTTGCAGTTAGATATCCAAGATATAAGATCGGTGATAAAGAACGAATCACAGTATCTGTATATACGGACACAGAGATAATTACGTATAAACCTTGTACACTGGAAGTGATGAAGCTGGTAGAAGACAAGAGGGAAAAGCATTACTGGGGAGAAGTGCCTGTTACGGAATACTCACCAGACAGATACAGACAGGGTGGATATGAGGATATTGTATCTCTTGTGGATCTGTATGATGCAGCGCAGTCAGATACAGCCAATTACATGACAGACCTAAATGAAGCAACACTGGTGATATCAGGAGATTTAGACCTTGGGAAATACTCAGTAAGAGAACTGATTGAAATGAAACGGTCAAATCTTTTGCTATTAACAAATGGAGTCAATCCAGATGGCAGTAAGTCTCAGACAGATGCCAAATATGTGTACAAGCAGTATGATGCGACAGGAACAGAAGCTTATAAGGAAAGAATCAAGAAAGATATCTATGAGATAGCACTGGTTCCAAATCTGTCAGATGAAGCGTTTGCAGGAACGCAGTCGGGCGAAGCCATGAAGTATAAACTGTTTGGTTTCCAGCAGGTTTCAAAGAGCAGTCAGAACGGATTTAAGAAGGGACTTACCAGAAGATACCGTTTGCTCTTAAATATCAAGAATTATGTCCAGGAAGCAGATAATGCAGACCTTGGAGAATTTACGATTGTATTTACACCAAACCTTCCTAAAGCAATACTGGAAGAATTAAAAGCACTTGCAGACGCAGGAGCAGAGTTCAGCCAGCAGACACTTCTTGAACTGGCTTCGTTTATCGAAGATGCACAGACAGAATTGGATCGTGTCGAGGAAGAGAAGAAACAGGGTACGGAATCCATTCTTGACAAGATGATGTTTGGCACTCGGACCCGAACAGAGGGTGATGTAAATGAGTAGTGCTGATTATTGGAAAAAACGAGAGACTGAACAGAAGAAGCATAATATCGCTGATGAAGAAGAGTATGCAAAGCGTATCAAAGAAATCTATGAAGACATGACAGAGAATGTACAGAAAGAGATAGACGCCTTTTATACGAAGTATGCGAAGAAGAAAGGAATCTCTCTTGCAGAAGCGAAAAAACGAGTCTCTGAGTTGGATATAAAGGCTTATGAGCGCAAAGCGAAGAAATACGTCAAGGAAGCTGCGAAAGACAGGAAAGCCAATAAGGGAAAGACAAATTATGAAGGTGATTATTTTTCCAAAGAAGCAAACGACGAGATGGAAATATATAACCTGACAATGAAAGTGAATCGTCTTGAGATGTTAAAAGCGAACATTGGTCTTGAGCTGATAAAGGGGCATGATGAACTTCAGCAGTTCATGGATGAAATCTTGCAGGGCAGAACAATGGCAGAGCTGGAAAGACAGGCAGGAATCCTCGGTAAAACAGTCAGGAACAATGCAAAAACAGCTAGAGCTATCGTAAATGCATCTTTCCATAATGCCACGTATTCAGATAGAATATGGACGTATCAGAACGTATTGAAATCAGAATTATCGTATCTGTTGCAGAAAGGACTCATGATGGGAAAGAATCCGAGAGTTCTAGCAAAAGAACTGCGGAAGAGATTCGAGGTTACGGAGTCAGAAGCAGAGCGACTGATGAGAACTGAATTATCAAGGGTTCAGACAGAAGCACAGAAGCAGTCTTTCATAGAGAATGGATTTACGCAATATACGTTTCTTGCGCTTGGAGATGCATGTGGGGATTGCAAACGGATAGATGGAAATCATTACGATATTGAGAAGATGATGCCAGGGGAAAATGCTCCACCGATGCATCCGAACTGCCGCTGCAGTATCGCAGCATATGAAGATGATGACGAATATGAAGCATGGTTAGATTATTTAGCAAGTGGAGCCGGAACGTCGGAAGATTACGAGAATTACAAAGCGTGGACGGCGCGCAAAACTTCTTCAATGCGTCGCGACCCTGCGAAATTCAGACAAAGACAAACAACAGTTGCAGAAGAAACGCAAGGATTCCAAAAAGCCAAGACACAAGCCGAAGCGGCAACAATCGGGAAGAATCTTACAAAAAGCGGTGAATTTACTACGGAAGGCTTGCATTTAAATACTGTAAATGGATTCATGGAAGCAATGCACAAAGTAAAAGAACGCTTCGGGCAGTTGCTAAACATTAAAGGCGTGAAGGCGGTAAAAACTGCAGATGCGAAATATCACCAAGGCTCTTACGACCCGATAAGCAAGATAGTGTCTTTAAAGGGCGGTAAGAGTGCAAGCGCATTGTCTACATATAGCAAAAATGCAGAAAAATTCTTTGCGAATGGGTGGAATGCAAGCAAAGACCCTTACGGAACTTTCTACCATGAAATAGGGCATTCAATATGGGACGATTTGCCGGAAGAAGCGCGGTATGAATTGCGGAGCATATACCGAAAAACAAAGCACGATGCTTATGAAAAATGGATGGAAATGGGCGGAAGCCGTTCCGGAAAGTCGCAGGCGGATGTATTCGGCAAAGAATTGTCGAGATATTCAATTGAAAACGAGCAGGAATTCTTTAGCGAAGCATTTTCGCAGATTATGTCCGGCAGAATGCGCCCGGTTTCAAGACAAGTAAATGAAGTATTGAATAAATACTATAAAAAATAAGCACTTATTCGGAAATCCCGAACGGGTGCTTTTCTTATACCCATTTTTAGGAGGTAACATGAAAATAAACATCTTAGGAACAGAATATGAAATCCTCATCCAGAATGTTTCCGAGAACGAAAAACTTGAGGAATGTGATGGTTTATGCGAACATTACTCGAAAAAAATCGTAGTAAGTGACTTTGAAGAAGCAGAGAAGGACAAGATGTGTGTGGAGAATCTGGATGAATACAGAAAGAAAGTTCTCCGACATGAAATCGTTCACGCATTCTTCGGAGAATCTGGACTGAGGGGAAATTCTTCATATGCAGAGGATGAGGAACTGGTGGACTGGATTGCTATCCAGGCACCGAAATTATTTAAGGCATTCAAGGAGGCAGAGTGCTTATGATCCGTGTTGAAGTGAGGAGTGACCATGTTCATGTAATAGGACATGCAGGATATGCTCCACCGGGACAGGATATTGTGTGTGCAGCAGTATCCACATTGGTTCAGACATTAGCCTGGTCAATCAAAGATCTGACCGAAGATACAATTGAATACGAAGTATCGTCCGAAGGGACTAAGATACAATATGAGAATCTATCAGAGAGATCAAAACTTCTGGTGGATTCTTTTTTTATCGGCATATTGGAAATCGCAAGAGAATATCCGAAACATGTCGAAATCGTTTAGGAAAAGGGGGTAGAGAAATGAAAAGAATGGATATCAAAAGAGTTCTTAATCTTCAGATGTTCGCTGGTGACGGAGACGGACCTGGCGGTGATGGAGGTGGAGCTGGTGGTGGCGAAGGAGGAACTGGCAATCAGACAATTTCCTTCGACGATTTCCTGAAGCAGGAAGGAAATCTCGCTGAATTCAATAAACGTGTTCAGACAGAGATTAAAAATGCACAGGAAAAATGGAAAGCATTAGCCGATGACAAACTGAGTGAAGCAGAAAAACTTGCAAAAATGACTCAGGAAGAAAAAGACGAATACCTGCGTCAGAAAGAACGTAGGGAATTCGAAAAAGAGAAGGCAGATTTTGAAAAGGAGAAACTCCTTGTTGAAGTCAAGAAAGAACTTCAGACACAGTCTCTTCCATTAGAATTTGCCGATTCACTTGTAAGCATCGGAGATGCAGGAAAAATCAAGAGCGCAATCACCGGAATAAAGAAAGCTTGGGATGCGCAGATCACCGAAGCCATTAAGGCAAAAGCGAGACAGAGCACACCAAGAGAAGGCGGCGCATCTGCTGGCAGAAACAGCCAGTTATCTGATATAAGACAGATGGCAAAAGAAACAAGAATCATTAAAAATTAGGAGGTAAAAAAGAAATGAAAAGAAAAATCAATTTACAGATGTTCGCACAGACATTCAATCCAGACAATGTGACAATGTATGAAGCGAAAGATGGAACAATCCCAGAAAAGTATGAAAAACTTACTTTAAAGGAAATCATGGAAAACAGTAAGGTAATGCAGCTTGCGAAGTATGAAGACATGGATGGAAAAGAAAAAACATTCGAATACTTTGCTAAAGGTCCAGGAGCTTACTGGGTAGGTGAAGGTGAAAAGATCCAGACATCTAAAGCACAGTGGTTAAAGGTGAAGATGGTAGCTAAGAAGCTTGGTGTTATCATCCCATGTTCAAGAGAATATCTCCACTACAAAATGTCAGACTTCTTCGAAGCGATGAAACCAAAGATTGCTGAAGCATTTTACAAAAAGTTCGATGCAGCAGCAATCTTAAACGTAGAAAATCCATTCCCACAGTCAGTGGAAGAATCTATCGAGGAAACAGAAAACTTTGTAGAAGGCGATATCACTTACGACAATGTGCTTGCAATCGAAGATATGCTCAATGATGAGGACTTCGATGTGAATGCATTTATTTCTACAAAGAAGAACAGAAGCACATTAAGAGGTGCAAATAAGATTGAGAATGGAGTTATCGTAGAATCTATCTATGACAGAAGTAACAACACAATCGATGGATTCCCAGTTGCAGATCTTAAGGATCTTGAAAAAGGACACCTTTATGCCGGCGACTTCGATTATATGTACTATGGTATCCCATATGGAATGTCTTATAAGATTGATGAATCAGCACAGCTTTCAACAATCACAAACGAAGATGGATCTCCAGTGAACTTATTCGAACAGGAATTAGTTGCACTCAGAGTAACAATGGATGTAGGTTTCATGATCGTAAAAGATGGGGCATTCGCAAAAATTAAACCTGGATTAGGTGCGTAGGAGGTAGAAATATATGTATAGAGTAATCGAATTATTCCATGACCTGCAGGACAAGAACCATTGCTATAAGCCAGGTGATGAATATCCTCGCAAAGGAATCAAAGTGACAAAGAAACGTATTGCAGAGCTTTCCGGAAAAAACAATAAACGCGGAATTCCTCTTATTGAAGAAGTCCCAGAAGAGGAAAACGTAGAAGCAGTCGAAGGAACAGAAGAGGATGTATCTCAGGAAGAATAGCAGGTGATATAAATGCTTGAAAACTTGAAAGAAATGTTGGATATCGCTCCAGAGGATTTCAGCATGGATAACAAATTAAAAATCATTATTTCAAGTGTAACAGCGAGACTCAAGGCACTTCTCGGAGGTATTGAACCTCCGGAAGAGATGCAGCATATTGTCCTAGAAGTATCAATCATTCGATTCAATCGTATCGGCTCAGAAGGAATGTCCAGCCATTCGGTAGAAGGTGAAAGCACCAATTATGAAAGCAATGATTTTGCAGGATTTATGGATGAAATCAATGCATATTTGGATGCCAGAAAAACGAATACACGAAGAGGGGGCTTTAAGTTCCTATGAGATATGATACAGAGATTTGTTTTCAAAAGATTATCAAGGCTGGTGAGTACGATACTTCTACTGGTAACTATGAGCAGGATGAAATCAAGGAATATTCAAAACATGCAGATGTTACGGATTCCGGAACAGAGATGATGAATATCGTGTATGGGTGTGTGAAGAAAGGAAGCAAGACAATCCGACTGCAGACACACTACAATGACAGATTTGATTATATCCGTATTGGGTCTAAAAGGTATCATGTGGACTACGAAAGAAGGCTAAGAGTGAAGCATATCTTTGTGGTGAGTGAGGTGAGTTAATGGCAAAGCTCAAAGTAACAGGATTGGACGCACTGGAGAAGAAGTTGAAATCCAATATTACGATGAACGATGTTAAACGTGTTGTAAGGCATCATGGTTCTAAATTACAGGAAACCATGATGAGGAAGGCTGATTTCAAAAAAGGATATCAGACAGGAGCAACGCATGACAGTATTCGCCTCGAACTTACTGAAGGTGGGTTCACAGCTGAAGTAGGACCAACCACAGAGTATTCGATGTACTTGGAATATGGTACCCGATTCATGGATGCACAGCCATTCGTTAAGCCGGCATTGGAAGAACAGGAGCCAAAATTTAAAAGAGATATGAAGAAGCTTGTGAGGTGATAATATGGATCCACAGCAGGAACTCTTCACAGAGTTATTAGTACAAATAAAAGCTAAAGGCAAAGAAAAAGGATATGAGGTTTACGACGATGGACTGCCACCGGACGGAACCCCGTATCCTTTTGTTTATATTGCAGATTTTCGGCAGAGAGACACCGATACAAAGACACAGGTGATCGGGAGCGTCTATCCTACGATTCACGTATGGCACGGATGTGCAAAACAGCGAGGGACAGTGTCAAGTATACTGATGGATATCAAAGGAATCTGCCGTAACATCAGACGCACAAACAGTTATGGGTGGTTGGTGCGGAATATTGAACAGAACATCATAAACGACAATTCAACAAAAAGAACATTACTTCATGGTATTTTAACTATGGAGTTTAAATTTAGTTAGGAGGCAGAATATGAGAAGAATTAACCTTCAGCTCCACGCAGAAGCTGTCCAGGGTAAAAGAGTAGTATATCTGTACAGACTCTTGAAAAATGCAGCCACAGCAAGTGGAACAGCACTTGCGTTCGTAACAGAAAATGGACGAACAAAGAGTAAGGATGCGGATTCAACGGCTACAAAAGACGGCAATGTGCGTACACCTGGAGCAACAGAAGAGGAAATTACAACAACATCACTTCTTACCAAAGGTGATGTAACAGTAGATGAGCTGGAAAATGCGATGGATAATGATGAAATCGTTGAAATCTGGGAAGTAAACCTGGAAGAACCAGCAGAAGTAGGACAGAATAAATTCAAAGGAAGATATTTCCAGGGATATATCACAGAGTTTGAATTGAATTCGACTGCAGAGGATCATGCAGAAGTTTCTCTTACATTTGGAATCAACGGCACAGGAAAACCAGGTAATGTAACTGTAACAGAAGAACAGCAGAAGATCGCTGATTATGTGTTTACAGATACACAGCCGACAGGGGCGTAACAGCCCCTATTTTTTATGGAGGTAAATAAATGTTTGAATTAACAATTGATTCGCAGGTATATGGCTTTAAGTTCGGCATTGGTTTTATGCGGGAGATGAACAAGAGGCAGAAGAAAACAGAAAATGGAATCACAAAGGAAATCGGTCTGCAGTTGGGAATCGCAGGAATCATTGATGGAGATATCGAAGACTTGATTGACATTCTTGATATTTCAAACAAGACAGAAACTCCTCGACTCACAAGAAAACAGATTGAAGAGTATATCGAAAACGAAGATACAGATATTGACAAACTCTTTGATGAGGTGCTCGATTTTTTATCCAAAGCGAATGTTACGAAGAAACTCACAAAACAGCTCATCAAAATGGTGGAAGAGGAAAGAGCGAAAGCGGAACAGAATTAAATTTTGACAGCACATATCGGGAAATAGCTTTGAATTGTTTCCGTTATTTGAATTATAAAACATTGGCGGATGTGGACCGTTTGACATTACCAGAATATAAGCTGTTGATGGATGCGGTACGATTGCAACAGATAGACAGAAGTTACTGGACGCATTTACTTGCATGGCTTACATTCGCAGCAAAAGCGGAGAAGAGAGCAGGAAAAGGAAAAACACGGCCTGTCTATAATAAGTTCAATAAGTTTTTTGATTATGAAAAAGAACTTTCAAAAGTGAAGAAGACTAATAAAAGCAGATTTCCTGGTATTAGTAAGATATTGAAAAAAGGAGAGTGAGAACATGGCGGAAAGTATGAGCGTTAAAGCTATGCTATCAGCACATGACAAGGGATTTGTATCTACTCTCAAAGGTGCTTTAGGCGCGACAAAAAGTTTAAAAGATGAAATAAAAAGCGGATTTGCATTCGGAATTCTAACTGGAGCTGGGCAGCAGGCTTTTAGCATGTTGACAAACGGAGCTAAAGATCTCGTTGGAGAAATCAATCAGTCTAGTAAAGCATGGCAGACGTTCGATGGTAATATGAAGCAATTCGGAAAGAATAGTAAAAAGATTAAAAAAGTAAAAAAAGAATTACAAAGTTATGCAGAGACAACTGTTTACAGTTCTTCAGATATGGCTTCTACTTACGCACAGCTTGAAGCAGTCGGTGTTGGAAGTATGAAAAAACTCAAAAAAGGGACAAATGGACTGGTAAAAGGATTTGGAGGACTCGCAGCAGCGGCAGAAGACCCACAGCAAGCGATGAAATCATTGTCACAGCAAGCAACACAGATGGCTGCAAAACCTAAAGTTGCATGGGAAGATTTCAAAATCATGCTTGAACAGTCACCGGCAGGTATGGCGGCAGTAGCAGATGCAATGGGACTTAGTACGGACAAACTTATTTCCAAAATACAAGAAGGCGAAGTGAAAACGGAGGATTTCTTTGCTGCAATTGATAAGGCTGGGAATAGTGAGGGATTTCAGAAGATGGCTACGGAAGCAAAGACAATCGATCAAGCAATTGACGGAGCGAAAGAAGCGCTTGGAAATAAATTGCTTCCAGCCTTTGGTGTAGTTTCTAAGCATGGCATAGAGACCATTGATGGAATAGCATCTAAAATAGGAGAAATAGATGGAGAAAAGCTTGCGACGAAAATTACAGCAGGAATTGAAGCGGCACAACCATACTGGGAATCATTTAAAGATGTGCTGGTAGAGGTTGGCGGTGTAGTAAAAAGTGTCGGCTCGTTTTTGAATGAGCATTCAGATACAATTGCAAAATGTGTGCCAATAGTATTAAAGCTTGCAGTAGCATATAAAGGTTTTCGTATCATTCGAAGCGTGATTCCGGGAGTGTCGAAATTTACAGGGGCAATCTCTTCGCTTGCTGGCAAAGGGATTTCTGGAATTGCAACAAAGCTTTTTGGCATATCTGCAGGGGAAAAAGAAGTAGGTACAGTAAGTCAAACAAGTGCAGGACAGACGTTGGCAGCAGCCAAATCTTTTATGATGATGGGCACAGCCGTGTTAATGGTTAGTGCAGGATTTGCATTATTGGCGTATGCGGCAGTATCGGTAGCGAATGCTGGTGGACCTGCTATTGCAGTCTTATTTGGTTTGATTGGTGCGGTAGCATTACTTGGTGTGGGAATGTCGATAATGTTAAAAACGCTTGCACCGATGTCTGGACAGCTAATGTCAGTTGCCACGGCGATGCTGACAATGGGTGCAGCAGTTCTTGTGGTGGCTGCAGGATTTACACTGTTAGCATTTGCAGCAATTAGTCTTGCGAATGCGGGGACGCCTGCCATAGCTTGTATGGTCGGAATGGTAGCAGCAATTGCACTTCTTGCAGTAGGTGCGGTGGCGTTAGCTCCTGCATTAACGGCGGGTTCTGCTGGTTTAATTGCATTCGGTGCCGCAGTGTTGATGGTCGGGGCAGGAGTCTTACTTGCATCTGCCGGCATTGCATTACTTGCGACACAGCTTCCAATAATATCAACTTATGGATTACAAGGAGCAGCTGCTATTACAGCATTAGGTGCGGGATTGACAGTCTTTGCGGTGGGTGCTTCTTTAGCGGGCGCATCGTCGATTGTACTTGGAGCGGGTCTAACAACGGTAGCAGTTGGACTGGGTTTGGTAAGTGCGGGAATGATTGCAGCAGGAGCTGGAACACTTGTTATGGCAGCAAGCTTAAAGCTTGTGAATTCGAGTATGAAATCTATTGCAAAGAATGCGAAAACTACACAGACGTCTTTAAAGAGTATGCAGACGAGTGTGAAGACAGTAAGTAGCGGTCTTGATGCATTGGGAAACAAAGCTAAAAATGCAATGAATAGAATGACGAATGCGTTTGACAATTCAGCAGGTAAAGCGAAATCGGCAGGAAAGAAAGTTGGTACAGGCTTCACGACAGGAATGAAGAGCGGTCTTAATGATGCCAATAGTACAGCAGCGACTGTAGTTAATCAGGTAAATTCAAGATTGCGAACAGGGCGTAGTGGCGCATATAGTGCAGGTGCTTATATCAGTTTGGGATTTGCACAGGGTATGCGTTCTCAGTTAAGTGCGATTCGTTCTGCAGCAAATCAGATTGTAGCAGCATCAGAAAAAGCAATCAGAGCAAAAGCACAGATTCATAGTCCTTCAAGACTTTCGGGGAAATTAGCATCTTACTTTGGAAAAGGATGGATAAATAACATTCTTGATATGGTGAATGATGCGAAAAAAGCAGCAGAACAGCTCATATCCATTCCGACAATAGAGGCTCCGAATCTTGCATTTGCAGGCGCATACGGAGGAGAGCTATCTGCAGACTATGAATATACACGAAATGCAGAATACCATATAACGGTTGTTTCAGAACTTGATGGTCGCGAACTTGCCAGAGCGGAAGTTTCTTACATGCAGGAAGAACTGAATAAGAGACAGACGAGAGAAAATCGCAAAAAAGGAAAAGTATAGGAGGGTGGATGTGTACAATTTTATTGATACAACAGAATATCAAGCCAGTAAAGTTCTGCCCTCTGAGGCAGTAAGCATAAATGGTGAATACATTGAGAATTTAATCGACGGATACCGTACATTATACGTATCCGGAAGAGAGAGTTTTGTAAAAGAGCTTGAATTTTACGAGACAGGAATCCGAGATGGTTCGACAGTGAAAAGCAGAAGGTATCCAGCAAGAAAAATCGTTGTTGGGTACCAGCTGTTAGCGAAATCTGACGAAGCGTTTCGAGAAGCTTTTAATAAATTGAATAGCATCTTGAATGTAATGGATGCACAGCTGATATTTAGGGATGAACAGGATAAATATTTTATCGGGACTCCTTCTGGAGCTGGCGAAGTACCGCCAGGAAGTAATTCGGTGAAGAGTGAGATAGAGTTCTATTGCGCAGATCCTTTCAAATATTCAGTTGAAGAGTATGAAGTCGAGCCAACACAGGATAATGGTTCGACTTTTCTTGTTGAATACAACGGGACATATAAATCCTTTCCGACGTTTGAGGCGAGTTTTTTCAAGGAAGAGGAAACGAGCAATGATGGAAGTACAGGAAATGCACTCACAGGAAATGGAGATTGTGGATACATTGCATTTTATAATGAGCGCGAGAAGATTATACAGCTAGGTGATCCGGATGAAGAAGACGGAGAAGACATGGAAAAGTCACAGACGCTTGTTAATCAGAGCTTTATGACACCTAAGTCATTTGGGGATGCAGTAAAGGAATTGTGGACAGCGAATAATGGATATGTATCATCGGACGCACTCATTCAGGTTGGTACAATGGACGTTGCAAAATCCTATGCTAATGCAACGGATGAACAGTATTATTTAACACCAAGTAATTATGGTTCGGGTTCTCAATGGCATGGACCATCTGTTACGAGAGTGATCCCAGCAGATGCAAGTGGAGAAATGGGCGCAAAGAATTTCACCCTGACCTATAGACAGAAAATGTCTATAGGCAGCGGATCAAAAGACATTAATCAGTATGGTCTGTTCCAAGTGATATTAATGCATATCGATGGAACGACACAAAAACGTATTGGCGGTGTGAATGTACTGAAGAGTAAGAGTGGAAAGAATGCGACACTTAGAGTGTATATCAATGATAAATATTACGATAAGACAATCGATTTATCTTTGAACAATATTTATTTTGGAAACAACAACACGTCTAAAGGAATTACACCGGTAAAGACATCTACCATCACGAAAACAGGAGATACGTTGAATTTTAACCTTGGTGGAATTGTTCTGGAATATAGGGATAGCGAGATCGAGGAGTTGACAGTGACACATATTACGTTTTCAATAGCGAAGTATGGGAACAAAACTCCGCTGGCCTATAATGGTCTGTATTCCGCAAAGTTCGTGAAACACAACTGCGATACATGGCATGATGTAATAAATAAGTTTAGTGCAAGTGATGTCGTTATTGCAGACTGTAAAGCAGGGGAAATATATCTGAACGACATACGTACACCAGGGCTTGGAGCACTGGGAAATGACTGGGAAGAATTTTATCTCTCTCCTGGAATAAATCAGATTGGCGTAGCCTGGTCGGATTGGACGAAAGAAGGATATGAACCGACATTTAAGATGCGGTACCGGGAGGTGTTCTTGTGATTATCTATTTTGCGGATAGAAAAATGCAGATACTCGGACACGCATCAACAGGTCTTCCAAATGGCATTAAGATCAATGATGATTTGAAATCGGAAGATGTGGAATCAGGTGTTGCTACGTTTACTGGATACATACAGTTTGACGAAAGTAATCAGGTCAAACTAGAGGAGATGCTGAACACAGGGAATTATATCCTTCGGAAAGATGACAAGGAGAATGAATTCTATACAATCATCGATTCCGAGAGT